TGCTTTGGATAAATCTATTTTGGATGTGTCGGTGAAAAAGGGAAGCTTGTCTAAGAACGACTGCTCGCTGACCGCTGTCTGCGGAAACACTGCTTCTCCCTCGGGTTGTCCTGGCGCATCGGGGATAAGGAGAGACTCTAATCCTCTCATGGATGCGTCTTCCGCTTGCCGATATGTCGGTGCAGGTTTCGCCGAAAAATTCAGCATATCTGATATTAACGCATCATCTATTATAAACTTAGAAGCCATCTAGTCACCTTCCACTGTCCGCGGTTCGCTGTTCATATCATCCTGAACGATCAGACCACGATCCTGTTGAATGCCTAGCTTATCATAGTTTTGTAAAACTTTAATTAATTCTTCTTTGCTCATACTATCGAGCGAGTTCTCCACTTGCGCTTTATTATCGTAGAAGCCTGCCACCCGACCGCGGTTCACCTCTGCATTAACGGCAGCAGAGTAGTGCTTACCCTCGAGTGCCGCTTCGCGGATATCTTTCAGCGATGAGAGGTGCGATGCCATCGAAACGCCAGCCGTCTCATACAAATCTTGTTTTAATTCATTAACTGCCTCCACAACAAAGGGGCTTATCTGAGGATTAAGTAATTCGTGGGCAGTTTGTCTTGCCCTATCCTTCGAGTATCCCGCTTGGCGTGCCGCCTCCGCCGCAGATATTTTACCTGTCAGCGTTCCCTGAACATAGTTTGTCACAAACAGCATTTGCTTGGGGGTTAATTTTTGTTTTAGTCTCCTGTCTTCAGGATTAATTAATTTTTTAGTAGTACTCATATTTGTCATGTCTCACTGGTTCATCAATATCCTCGTCATCATCATATAATTTGACGAAGTTTCCTTCTCGATATCTTATCAGAGCTAATGTAGTCGCGTCAACTAAGTCATCGTGCTCTCCATAAGGAAAAGATGCTAATTCCTCTTGTAATTCTAGTGCCCAACTGTCATCGGTCCGCCAAACGTGACCCGCTTCAAAGATAGGGGAGACTGTATTCAAGCGAACATGTTTGTCCATACCGCGGTTCGGGGAAAATGCGGTAGCATAAACGCCAAATCGTCTAAGCTCATGTATCAAGGGTGTCCCTGATGCCTTTGCCTCAATAATTACACTGTCAGGATCAAATTTTTGTAATTGTTGCTTGGCAACCTGCTTTAATTCAGGAAAATCCCACCGACCTTTAGTGGATGCAAGTAATATTAAATGCGTTTCGGGTCCTTCGTCTGGATGAAAGATACCCCAAGTGGTAATTGCAGAGTAGTCAGCGGTTTCTTTTTTAGAAAACGCAGTGTCATAGCTTTGAATAATGAAAGCGCACTCTGGTGGATGAGGTTTTTCCCAAATATTCCACCACTCACGTTTAATAATACTAGTTCCATCATAGGTGGGGTTTTGTTGCCACTGGGCATTCCACTTACTTGGTACCAGCGAAGCCTTAACTTTATCTAATTCTTCTAGTTTCCAGTACTGAGGCCAAATAGGTTTACGTTTCTCTTCATCGTCATCATCTAAGATAGCAGGAAACTCTATAACTTCCCACTTATCTGCCTTTGGTTCTGCCATTTTCTTAACCAAGTTAGCAGTTAAGTCTTTTTGAGACCATCTTGTCATCACAATTGCAATTGATCCACCAGGTTGTAAACGCTGTCGAGGACCCGAGGTATACCATTCATAGGCATTCTCCATTGCAGTTGATGATAATGCATCCTGTTCACTATGTGGATCGTCAATAATCAATAAATCCGCACCACGACCAGTAATAGCACCTCCAACACCAGCCGCAAAATACTCACCACCATGATTTGTTTCCCATCTACCAGCAGCTTGGTTGTCCGTTCGTAGAGTTACATTAGGAAAGATGCGTTTATATTCTTTAGTGTTCATTAAGTTTCTTATTTTTCTACCAAACCTGACGGCAAGCTCACCTGTGTGCGTTGCCTGAATAATTTTTAATCTAGGATTAAGTCCCATCATCCACGCTGGGAACAGATAACTAGCAAACTCGGACTTTGTGTGTCTTGGGGGCATATTAATAATCAATCTCTGCGCCTTATCAGCTGAAAATTTTTGAAATTGTTCAGAGGTTCTTAAATGATGGGGTCCTTCTACGAACTCTGGCCATACCGCCTTTACAAAACTCATGAAATTTGCTCTAGCAAATTCTTGTTCTTGCTTTTGACGAAGTAAAACCATCGCCTTTAATTGTTGTGTATCTAAATTTTTATAATCCATGTGTAAATTTTGTTCCATCAGTGTGAATATGTTGCAAACCCTAGCCGAGCGCATATATTTTTGGGGCTATATTTTTGGGGGTGGGGCAAATTTTTTTTGATCCTCAGTTTCATTTTCTCTAAGTACCTAAGCATCGGATCGCGTAAAGCTGAGATTGTTGCATAATATGTATTATAGGAACAGATAAGTATATATTTATCAACGTTTTTCACGTATCGCGGATCGATGTGTCTATATTTAGTGGTCATCATTTAAAATTTCGCGGATCGGTTGCCATGTTTCACCCAATGAAACATCGGTCAGCGGTGAGTGGTCAGCGTTTTGCCCCAAGAAGTTCAAAAAGATCGATCTGTACAGAAAAATTCTTCTCTCTTTGAGAGAGCGTTGCAAGATAAATAGATTTCCAAATATCTGACAGTATTTATGATGGAATGATTTTTGATGCGGTCTTAAGCTTTGTATCAATTTATCACGTTCACAAACCTTACATTCGATAAATAAAGCGTGTCTATTTTTATTAAACAAAATCATATCTGGAAATCCATTAATAGTAGTTGTTTCAATGCGAATAGGATTAAAATCAGATAGTTTATCCTTCACCATTTTATATAAATTCTTTTCTCTACTCATAAAAAATATAGCGTGACACAATTATTAATATTTTTAATTTAAATTGCAATTATTAGTACTATGAGTTTTTTTAGAAATATTATTAATAATAATAATTTTTCTAAATTTTTCTCCAATTACCTAGTACCAACGCTCAAACCCTTCACACTATCACACTTCTAAAAACTAGTAGTGTGATGGTAAAATACTATATAACTCAATACTAATAACTCATTCTTCACACTATCACACTTGTTTAAAAATAATTTTCTTTCTTAAAAAATATTTTTTCAAAAAACTTATAGTACTGTGAAGAGTGTGAAGTTCTTATAATAATTTATCTAATAGAAATAAAATTAATTATCTATTAATAATTAATAATGATTATAGATTTAAAGAAATACAAAAAAGAAAAACAAGACGAAGAACAAAAAACAAAAGTAGTTAATATTGCATTTCAAATAGATGAAGATGACATTGATGTTATTGGATCAAGCGGAATGTATTTTGTGACCAACGTTCCGCTGATCGTGGACCGCTTAGAAAGTAAATTGGAACAACAAATTTTTTTAAAGAACATCGGAGAATATCTCATAAAATATTCTAAACAATTAGAAGAGAATAGAGATGACGTTCACTTTAAAATGAATTGGTATGAGGATTTTATCGAAGAGCCTTACGAGTTCGAGTGAACATTATGTTTATATCGAAAGTACTCTCCCAAAGTTATCGCTTCATCAAACCCCTCAATTTTATTTAGCTGATAATAACTTTTAACTTTGAGTATCTCATCCTCGTAAACTCCGAGAGTATATCCTCTCAAGTTATCCGCACCGCTTTCTAAGATATAAAATCTTTTGTTAGTATTCTCTTCAATTCCAATTTCTTTGATTTGAAGAACAATGACATTTCCTAAAATATCATCGAGTCCATGTTGTTCCCAATTATCATCTGACATAATATCTTGAGATGTTTTTTTTAATTCAGTCACAAACTGACCAATTCTAAATTTCGCTTTCATATAAATAATATCGGCGGATCACTAAAAAATTCAAATTTTTATTTTAAAAAAAATTCCACGTTCCGCTAACCGCTAACCACGATCAAACACACACGAGCAGATTTAAAACCTATCTAGAAACGTCTTAAAACGGAAAAAAATCTCGGTAAATGCCTAAAATTATAAGCGATTAATAAATTTTTATCAAAAAAAGCCCGATAAATAAGGATAATAATAGATATAATATAAGTAGATATTTTATTATAAATAAGTATATTTTTATCAAATGAACTTTTTAAATCTCCGAATTCCAAATATGAAAAAAATAGTATTTGGTTTTTTATTTTTTGGTCAGCTAGAGAACGTTAATGCCTTGCAGACTCTCGACACTGCTCCAAAATTTAAATTAGATTTAGTTCAATTTACTAGGCACGACTGCTTGGCTCAAAAATTTCAATTGTTTATAAAAACTCAATTTTAATTTTTCGAGCATAAATTTTTTCGTCACTAGTAAAGGCATCGGAGCAGTAAGACAGACACCATAGATTAACTTACTGTACGGCAATAAGTCGACCAACCGCAATTAGCTTCCAAACCTAATTGGACAGGACACTGAGATTGAGTTGCCATTAAGAATATTTATTTTTTTTCTTTTATGTATTTTCAATTGCCCTTGCAATTGCTGAGGGCAGTTGTGAATACATACTAGTTGTATTCTAATCGAAGAGTGAGTGAGATTGTTGTTTGCATTATTGACTCCGCTCACTCTTCCTTTCAACAAAACATAAATGGAGAAATAAAATGTACAAAGCTAATGAGATAACAAAGTCAGACGAAAGAAAAGCAGATCATATCACTACAATTTTTGACAAGATTAACGAACTATTTGAAATTGATAGTGAGTTCGCATCTAACTTTAAAACAAATAAAACTCTTGAATTACTTTTAAAAGTATCCGAGAGAACTTTGGAGCATGAAGCGAGATTTATTGACGTGACTATAAACAAATACAAAGAGGCGTTAATAAAGAAACAACAAAAACAAATGGAGAAATTCTAATGACTCAAATTGAACTCGGAAAATTTCATGGGTTTGAACTCTTTGTTCAGCCTTTAGTTTTTCAAGGCAAGATAGAAGAGGATTACTGTCAGATAATCGCTGAACACAAATCCTCAAGAACTAAGCGAAACTTTAAAGCAGTTTGTCTTTGTAAAGACCTAGCTGACCGCTTAGAAAAATTTAAACTTGATCTTCAAAAAGAAGAAACAGTTTACTAAGTACTTTTGATTACTCGCTTTGAGTAATCATGAATACTTATCAGTATTCAAATACAAGGGAGAAAATAAAATGATTGAAGTAAAAAGAAAAGATGGTGGAACTACTCACTGCTATGGAAGTTTATCCAATGGAGATAACTATTTTATTGTCACTGAGGATAATAGTTTTATCTGGGCAGATTATGACTCAGCACTTCATGGAAAGACATGGAACAAAGTTATTAATTTTTTATTAACTAAGTATAAATGGAAAGTAGAGCAGATCGAATTAGCATGAACGAAAAATATTTTTTTTATAGAGACCATCTCAAAGCATTTGATAATGCATTGAGTAAGAAATACAAACTCGATGGAGTTATGTATATGGAGTCGCTAAGAGAGACTCAAGAGGATGGTAAAACTTATTTCTTTGACATCTTTAAGTATCAAGTATCAAGAGAAAGATTTTTGGTACAGTATCAGCAATAAATATTTTTGATTACTCGCTTTGAGTAATCATGAATATTTACGAATATTCAAATACAAAAACAAATGGAGAAATAAATATGGAAACAATAGAAGACTACTCTGAGACATTCAGAAAAAACGCCTATGTACATCTTAAAGGAAGAACAATTGCGGATGTGCAAAGAGTCACCGAACACGATGGACTCGGAGATGAATTTGAGGGAACGCTCAAAATAATTTTTTCCGATGGTCATTGGATGTGTCCGAGTGCCGATAGTGAGGGAAACGATGGCGGAGTCTTGTTTACTACTTTTGAGAAAGCGGGAACTTTATTATGACTGATAAAGAAATCATATATCGGATAAGAACTTGGTTAGTTCTTAATTGTAGAAATTATGCTGATGAAGGCCTAATTAAAGACAATCTACTTTTATTAAAAGCTATTAGAAACTGGAGGCAAGAAAGAATATGACACTAACTTACGAAGTTGATTATAGTATCAACTCAGCAAAAGCTGAACTCGAACTCTTAGAATGTCTCAAAGATTTTAATCGATTAATGAGACGAATTGAAGACGCGGTAGAAAAATATGAAAATACGGTGGATCATAAATTCAATTATAAAAATATAAATGAATTTAAACCGTTCATGGATTTCTATCCGTTTGCCGTTAGCCTTAATGAAGTTGATACGAATTGGGGAGACGTAAAAGTAGATGGAGGATTAATTAAAAATCATGAACGAGGAAAATGAAACCATTCAAATTATAGATGGGCAGGTCTACTACATTTACGATGATGGAACAGTTATCGCGAATGGATCAGCGACCACGATGACTCAATGAGTAATCAATGGGAAATTATACCTAACGATAGGGAGATGAAATGTGATAACTGTGGACATGTTGCAAAAGAATGGGCAGAAAATGAACATCATAAGGAAACTAATGTTGATGGAGAAATCTGCAACGAAGTAAGATGCCCTAATTGTCATTCTTATTATTATTTTGAAAAAGAATAATTAAGTATTTACAAATGCTCTTTATAGGGCGTTTGCCAATACTTAGTATTGGAGAAATATAGGGAGAAATAAATATGACAAATATTAAAAACTACACACCAAATTTTTGGAAAGTAATGTACGAAAGAAAAGAGACAGAGGCCGTTAAGACAAACGCAGTTTTAACAGAAGAGTCAAAGCAGTTCGCATTCATAATCGATAAACTAAGAAATCGCGATGGATGGGAGACTAATCACTTTCCGCTATTCAAGAAAAGGTATTCTCGATGAGTGAACAATACAATGAGAAATTGAAAGAAAAAATATTGGAAGAACTCGACAATATTTCATTAACCGATTTTCAATCACTAATGACAAAATATGAATATGATGATGTCAACAACTCTATTGATTTTGGAATACAAAATTTAATTCAAATATTGTTTGATGAGAGGTGCAAATGAGTAAATTTATTTACAAAGTATCCGAGAGTTCTCAAGATACTCGCAATTTTAAAATTGAGAGCGATCATCATTTAACTCATGATGAAATTTTAGATTTAGTCGGATCGTGTGATACTCATCCAATGGCTGATCCTTATACCGATGATGGAGCA